AGCAAAATGCAAATTGCCTTTATAACTAAAATCAATTCCAAACATTTTTATTTTTGCAACTTTATTCCACAAGGCAAAGGCTACTGCATAAGCAACGGTATTGTTTATATAATGAGATCCGCATCCAGCCAGCACTTCATCTATTGGATACTCTACTAAACCAGGACAACGATCATCTAATTGACATGTATAAACTGGCCCTTGATGTTCAGTAAGAAGTTTAGACATACTATCAGTTTGGCCCCCAGCATCATCGGTATCTAAAAACCTAGATGGTGGGTCCATCATAAAGACTCTGTCATGAAATATAACAGATGCTACTGCATTGATAGCCCAAACCTCATCAAAGTGTGATCCATGTGATTTTGCTAAATTATAATCAAACCAACTTTTGCCCATTCCGACAATAGCTACGGTTTTACCTTCAAGTTTCTTGATTGGTTTCATATCTTCTCCTTTTTAAAAACTAAGTAATTTGCGTTCTTAACGAATCATATCTGTATTCGTCTCTTCTTCCTCTTGCTTCAGCTTTATTTTTCAATCTTGCCATTTCTTGTTGAAATCTATCTTCGTATAGTTTCATCATATCGGCATCGCCTTTCATAAAAATATAAGCTTCAACCAAACATCCATATAATAACCCATTTCTTGCATGTTCTGACATCCAAGTCCCAGTTGTGTCTGTGACTAAAGAGTTGGGTTTATATAAGTAATGTAATTCAGTCGTATAGTTTTGATCTGGAACAGGGGCAATAATTAAAGTTGATTCTTCTAATCCTGTATTTAAATTTTTATCAAAATCCCCATAATACAAAGGTCTGCTCCTTGCTGTTGAATCTGTTGGATCTGGCGCATATTCTTGCATAAAACTAGGATGTTTTTTATCAAGGTAATGATAGTCCCCATTGCTATCTATAACAGATAAAGAAAAAGATAATTCAAAATCATTTGGAGCTGTTAAAAATCTAGAACCAGCCGTCATAGATCCTTGTACGTTTCTTCTAAAATAATCAAACTGAACTAGCTCAAATATTCTTTCTTCCGCGTTTTGAATAATATTGTCTAAATTGTTTACAAAAGTTGTTTCTGAATTTTCAACGAAATCTTGAACAAGTGTTTTTAGCTCTGATAATGTTAAAGGACTACTCATGATGTTGTAATTGTAACCTCTCCAAGAGAACCTGTCATTTCAGAAACTGTAAAATTTGTTCCTATAATATCTGAGTTCATATAGTGAGGTGTATAAATATCCGTATAAACAACCACAACATAGCCCTCACCAACCTCTTTGTCTGTATCTGGTCTTGGTTGATAAAGTGCTTGAGGATCAGCTGGAGCTGTATGCGGTTCTAATTGAGGGTGTTTTGGCTCAAAACATTCAGAACAAACTTTAAAACCAGTCCATTCTTTTTTTAAATCTAGCAAAGGATATTCAAACGCGCACCTGTCGCATAAACCTACTGCAAATTTACCTGAAGCGTAAGACATGTTACCTCAAACTGTTGAAAGGTCTAATTCTAAATGATGCCTTATCCTCATCAGTAGACATGGCCCTATTAAATTCTTCTTCGTATATTTGTTTTAATAATTGAACTTTATCTGGGGCTCTTTTTATTGCAATATAATATGCAAGCCCTGCTGCAAAACAAGGATAAAACCTAAATGGCATATCCATTGTATTAGTCCCAGCGTCGGCATCATCCATTCTTACCATTTTGTTAAAAACCAAAATGTCTGTTGAGTTTTCTGGCGTAGGCCAAACTTTTAAAACAGGTGCATTTAGCTTATCTAAAAACCATTGAGACGGCATGCTTTGAGTTGTTTTATTAGGAATATTCAAATAAGAACTTCTACTTAATCTTTCTATAGAAATATCAGTTTGCTCTCCATTTGTTGTACGTCTTAAAACAACATCTAGAATATCAATTACATTAGAATTTAAGGTGTATTCAGCCGTTCCTTTAGTAACAGTTTGAGTGTCTTGTTCTATTGTCCATTGGTTTAGACCTCTGTTAGCCCATTCAGCAAGCATTAAATTAATAGATCTTCTAGCAGTTTTTAAATCATAACCAGTTCTAAGTTCTAGGCCGCATCTTTCAAACGCTTCCTCAACGAACTCAGCTACATTTGGTTCAAAATCTGTACTGCCTGAAAGTGCCATAACTAATCCTCTGGAGCGTATAGATTGTTAAATGTTACATTTGGATCCATATAGCTCTCATGTTGTTCTGCTGAATGCGTCCATTGAGAGGGCATAAAATCTGGTGCTCCCTCGCCTACACGCCATAAAGCAGGATTTGTTGCTCTTACTCTATTATTAGGTAAAGCTACAAAATTGCCAGTATATTCACCAGCATCTGTTAAATATAGCACATGTGACTGCTTATGTTGAGCTGGGTCATCTGCTATAGAATTATCTGTATAGTCTACAGTAAATAAATACTTTCCTGTATAAAATTCTCCTCCTATTTTGCATATCCAAGGAGACGAACTTACCCTGTCCATAACTACAACAGAGTGCTCATGACTTAAACAATCCCAAGGCTGAGCTAAATGATCTTCCATTGGGCTTGGCCACTCTTGCAGAGGAATATCTGCAACTAAAGCTTGTATAGGCATTCTTGCCCACATAGCGCCACCATGAACATTTGGCACATCTTCCATACTATCTATTTCGCATCCAGTAAATACAACTTGAAATGATAAAGATCTATCTGGAATTGTATTAACAGCTATAACAAGAGCATGTAAATACTCTCCATGATAGTTGCTATGATTGGCGGTAAATTCTTTTCTTACCCAGCATTTAAACTGAGGTATGTTAGAAATTAAATATGACATGTAAGGTGCAAATTAAACTTTGCCGCCCTTTGACATATATTTAGTTCCTTTAGCTGCCCCGCCTTTCGACATATATTTAGTGCCTTTTGCTGCTCCTCCCTTGGACATATACTTAGTCCCTTTTGCAACGCCGCCTTTCGACATATATTTAGTGCTTTTGACTGCGCCACCTGCGCTATATCCTTTAGTTTTTTTAAACATAATTACTCCTAATATTCTTTAGTTTTCTTTCTTCGGTTGCTCATTACTTTACCACAACCTCTTGCTATATAAATATTTATAGGACCGCCTTTTGCTTTTTTTGTCCTACCGTCTTTCCAGCTAATTCTTTTAGAGCTGGTCTTTTTTTTGGCTGCTGATGCACATTGAGCTTTTGTTGGTCTACAGGCAGGATAACTTCTGCGTTTTTCCCCTTTTTTTCTACCGCAAGGCTTGCCAGTCTTACAGTCTACCCATCCTGTACCATCATTTTTAGAAAACCAATCTCTAAGCGTTTCTTTTTTAGCCATTATCTTAATCTGTTAGCCATAACTATTCCTTGGCCTCTTATTACACCGCCAGCTGATTTTTTTACTCTTTTTTTACTTTTACCGTAATTGGCTGCGCCAACTTTTCTGCATTGGACTAATCTGCCACTAGCATATGCACTAGGCCAAACTTTCGCACTACGCTTTACTTTATGATAACAAGCATCTTTTTTTCCACTAGCCATTTAACATTTCCACCTTCGTCTTGCTTGACGTATTCTTGAATTAGGATCATTTCTTGTTTTAGCTGAACTACGTTTAAGTTGTCCAAGCGATCTAGCGCAATATGATTTGCGTCTTTTAGCAGCTTTGCTGCCTTTTTTAACTTTGCCTGTTACAGCTGTTTTTAATTTAGATCCAGGATTAGCTTTACGATAGGCTGCTACACCTTTTTTGGTCATACCAGCACCAGACTTGGTGGGGCGGTAATTAGCGCCTTTACCTTTAGTTGTTTTACGTATAGGTTTTGCTTTTTTTCGTTCTGCCATAACACTTAATATAGTAGCACTATAGAAGTGCTACTACAAAATTAAAAACTAAGAATGAAAAACAGTTACTCTGTCTATATTGCTTAATACAACATGAATACCATCTGAAAATAAAACTCCAGAATCTGGAATATTCATAGTTTCAGTATCATTTGCATTACAAGGAGCAATAAGAAGAGTGGTGCCAGTAACAGAACCGTCTCTAAAAGTTACAGTACCGTCAGAAGATCCTCCTGCGATAACATAACCTCTTAATCTAGATCTGCCTGCTTGCAAAACAGCTCCGCCAGTAGCGGAGCTAGTGCTAGTAGCTGTTTTTACATCTGAGCCTACAATTCTACCTGACATAGTTAGCTCCTAAATTACGCGTCAGCGTATGGTGTAACTATAGTTCCTGAACCAATTAATAATGAATTATGAACAAGATATGTAGCAGTATCAATAGCTGTACAGCTAACAATACTTCCCACGATTCCACCTTTAGTTGAACCATTCATTGTTATAACATCATTGGATGCACCTGGAACAAAAGCTTTCTTTGTACTATCATCGATAGCGATAAGAATTGCACCTTTGAATTTATCAGTTCCATCAGTTTTAATATCAAGATCAGTAGCTGCTGTTTCAATATAGAAATTGAAAGTAGCGCCAATATTGTTTGTCTGATTAGGATCTGTAGGATCACTTGGTGTTGTTGATACAATTGAAGGCAAAGTAAATTTACCATCTGCATCGTTACACAATAAGATTTTTCCTGCATGTGCATCTACTGTTAAAGTAGTGTCTGCGGTTAAAGAAACAGAGTTATTAACCCCTGCTGAAATAAATCCTGCCAATGATTTGACTGGACCTGAAAAAGTTGATTTAGCCATTATTTTCTCCTAACTAAATATGTTGCGCCATCTTGGAGTAAGTCTGCCGAATCAGTTGGTACAACGAGTTACTTCGGTTTAGATAACTATACTACTTTAGAGGTCTTGAGGGAAGTTTTCTTTAGATTTTAAAATTTCTTCTCTGCATTTAAATAAGGCTTGATAAGACTCTTTGATTACTGGATCTCTGCCAAATTCATCTATCATATCTTTGCCAATCATCTCAACTAGAGCTATAACAGTTGTCATTCTTCCGTCTATATCTTTTATTTTTTGAATATCTTTTGCTGTCATTGTAGATTCTTTTTTCTGTCTAATATTATAACCATCTAGCCAGTTTTTTACATTAATTAGTTTTTTGCTAAAGTCTGGATAGGTTTCCCAGTCTCTTATCTCTTCTATATCTCGGCCGCAACCTTGACATCTTTCGTCAAAGGGAGCCATTGACGTTGAACAACGCCCATTGCAGGGTGAGTTAGCTAAGCTAATACTCATATGTAAACCAGTATTCATAAATATACCTCGGTTTACTCAAATTCTACATCAAGAATCTAATTATAGGTAGCTTTTTGTAAATTTTTATATAAAAAAAGGGGAGCAAATGCTCCCCTTTTATCAATTGCTAAGAATTAAGCACCTTGAGAAGCGAAAACAGCTCTCCAATTGGAGAAACCGAAAGAGTATCTTTCTCTAGCTTTGTAACGCATGTTACCAGTATCGAAATCACCCTCTAGGGCTGTTGACATAGGACTTCTTTGGAAGTGTTTAAAGCCATCTGGACAATCTGTTTTTAAGAACCAAGCATCATTGTCTGTTAGATAGTGGTTAACCACATATCCATCAGGACACATACCCATATTCTTAATAGCGTTGATGTCATTGTCAGATGTACCAACTCTACCAGGAGTGTTGATCAATCTATCAGCGACAAACTGCAATTGAGGTGGAACAATTAACTTCATACCTTTCAGAGCAATTTGTAATTGTCTGTCATCGGTTAAAGTTGAAACAGAAATCAACGCATCTTCTAATGAAGTTTCGTTAAGGTCTGTATATGTTGAAGGTCTGTTACTTGCAGTTCCGCCGCCACCAAGAGGGTGAGCAGTAGAAACAAGTGGTTGACCGTCGCCACCAGTAAAATTACTGTCAAACGCATTGTTTAACACAGAAGCAGCTTTAATCTGCTTAGTGTTAGCCATAGATCTAGCCAAGGCTTTTGTATACCTTGAACCAAGTCTATCGTAAAGATTATCTTCTACAGCTTCTTCTGTAAGAGCAAAAGCTAAAGCAACAGTTTCATGGTTATAACGTGATGTAAAGCCTTCAGTAGCGTTATCAAACGATACCCCAGCTCCTTCAGCTTTAACTGAAGCGTTACCAAAACCAACAATCATTACTTCTTCTTCAAACGCTCTATCTGAAGATTCTGTTTCGTAGATTTCTTCGTGTTCAGAATCGTACCTTGCATACTCCATGCCGAAAAGGGCATTAAGACCAGGCTCTAGTTCTTTTGCTAATTGGGATCTATTAATAGCCATTAGTTATACCCCTGTGGTTTGAGCATAGAAGTGCTCGTTAATTTTAACAATCAAGTTCACGTTTGTTGAAGCTGAACCAGTACCTAGGGTGCTGTTTTCAGGATCAGTAGAAACGCCCACAATCCTTAACTGAGCTGTAGTAGCAGCAGTAGTGCCACTAATTTTAACTCCAGAAATACCTGTTTGTGTTGAACCAGTTGAGTAAACAGAGTCAGCATTATTACCAACAACTGTTTGCACTACTGAACCAGTAGCAGCTGATTGAACTTCAAACAAGGCATTAGGATCGTCAACTATGAATGCCACCGCGTCAGATGTCACAGTTCCATTTGGCCAATACGATGAAAAAATCGTATCTCCGCTTGAGTCTGTATATTGACATCCTCTAAAGACTCCTAGTACAGGATTATCCGTAGCGCCAGCAACTAAAATAGTTCCCGCGTTGGTCATCTTCACTAGGTCGCCTGAAAAAATGTTTCCAGATGCACCAGAAGCAATTTTGTATTCGGTCACTCCTTCACTGTTGTAACCCGAACCAACTTTTCCTACTGGTTTTAATCCGAAAGGTGCATTTTGATTAGACATATTATTACCTTTAAATTAAATATTTATTTAACGGTATAAGAATTAACTTCTTTTACCGCCACCAAAAGTTACGCTTGATGTTCTCTGAGGTTTTAACATCGGAGAACTTGGATCTGATTCCTTTAATAGATCATTATCAATAGCTTCTTGTTGCTGTTGAGCACGGTCTGAGAAATAGGCGTTTCTTTCTTCACGTGTTTCATTCGGAATCTTAGCCAAAAGCAAACCACCCACGGATACAACACCAGCGTGCTTTCCATCATCAATCGAAGGAAGTTCAAAGTCTCCAATCTCATCAGCAGTTACGAGCTCAAAGCCCTCACGTAGCCTAGACATTACATTCTTTTTATCTTCCTGACCGACAATTTCGGCTCTTATCCACCTATAGGTATAACCTTCAGGTGCAGGTGGTGTCTCCAACATAGATGGGGGACGCCATGGTTTGCGAGCGTTCATAGTAGCTCGAGTATCAGCAGAACGAGGAGTTCTGTTATTAGTTTTTTTATTATCAGCCATATTTATTACCTTTTAATATGCTTAGCGTATTCTTGAACTGGTACATTTAAACGACGAGCCATTTCAACTTCGCTTTTGCTAAGTCTGACTTGTCGTTTCTTACCAGAGCTTTCTGACCTTCCAGCTGGAGCAACAGTTTGTTGCATCTTCGCTTTAGGTTTTGCTTCTCCACCATCGTTAAACTTATGTGGAAATTCGACTCTAATACGTTTGTCTATCTCATCATAGTACATTGAGTCGCTAGGATCAAACCCTTCTTCCTCAATTAATTTCTGATGAATGTTAAAAGCGGCCATAGTCATGATTTCATCTTGACCAAACCACTCATTTTTTTCTGCCCAACCTTCCGCCGCAGGGTCTGCTTGCGGAGTCGGAGCTTGAACTTGTTGTTGAAATGCTTGTTGATTTGGAACCTCTTGATATACAGGCTCTCTTTCAATTTGCATTCTGCCGTTAGCTAACTTACTTTCTTCAACAGTAATTTTGTCAAGAATTTCTTGAGCTTTTGTTACCTTGTCCCAGTCTTGCTCTTGATAAGCACCTTTTAAAACAGTATTAGCTTGAGCTCTTTGAGACTTTAATCTATTTTCAGCTTCACCATAATAGCTTTGATTAAGCTGGGATGTGCTGGTTTTTAGATGTTCATTCTCACTTTGTAAGCTCTTTGCATACTCGTAAGCAGATTGAGCGGCACGCTCTTGCTCACGCATTTTTTTAGTTAAAGTTGCAATACGTTTTTGAACACCTTTTGAGTAATTCTCTAGTTCGTCTTGCTCTTCAGCTTTTTTTGTTTCTTCCTCAGAAACATTTTCTACAGCGGCTGGCTCCTCTTGATCTTCCTCTGGAACATCAAGTTCTACAACCTCGCCTTCCTCAACCTCTTGTTCTGGAG